CCGGTGTAGCCCATAACCTTACCGGAATCGGGATCCCGTCTCCACATCGATGCATTTCGATCAGAAACATACATCGTTCTCGTCTCGTAGGCGTTCGTAGTCTGATTCAGGAAACGAACAGGGTTATAGAAGCTGGCAGTGAACTGAGACAGAATCTCAGCCCACTTCTCAGCCGTGAGATAACGCCAGGAAATCTCAATCTTAGCGATGTCAGTTCGAACCACGCTGCCGACGACATAACCGGCTACGTTTCGGGCAGAGTCTACGATCGTAGATGTAACTGCGCTATATGTAGAAGGTTCGGGGAATTCATATTCACCGATGCTAACCAGTGCCTCCATATAACCACCTCCACAATGTTGAGACTCTGCTTAATAAGCGTAAACGCCGTTGCGCATAATGGTTGCGCCTCGTTCGTGCTGCCGTTTCTCGACGGAACTCGTGACCCGCCGACCGTCCAGATAAACGTCCACTGCCACGGGGCCGTTGCCCTCAGACTGTCTCATAGCTGCCAGAACGGCGGCGTAGACACCCTCGGAAATACCTTCGACGATCTGCTGATTGTTGGCGACAGTCGTTCTATTGCCCATCTTACCGACCATTTCAGGGCCAGCCTCACGGGCGACGAACAGTTCACCGACACCGGGGTAACCGCCGTCCTTATACCAGCTGACGCTCAGACTGGGGATTCTGGCAGGGATATTCAGGAAATCCATGACCTTCTTGATGGTGCCCGTCGCTGCTCTCGTGCTCCAAGTGAAATGAGGAGTCTTGAAATACAGCTGAGGCAAGGACAAGCCCTTCCACCAACTACGAAGATTGTCCCAGGCTTCGGACAAACCGACACGAATTCCTTCTACGACGTAACGTCCCAACGGTTTCGTTTCCTCGGCAGGACTATTGATGCCAAACGTGTTGCAGAAACCTTCCCAAAAACTGGAGAAAAATTCACCCATGTTCTCGCAGAAGTTATTCCATTTTTCGATCGCACCCTCGATGATTCCCATCGTGATGTCGTAACCCACCTCGCCCAACTGCGCGAGCAGCTCGAAAGGCAATTCCAGCGCGAAGAAACCGATCAGTTCAAACAGATTTTTCCCTTCAATCTCCGAAGAGATCCAGGCAAGACCGTCGTCAAGTTTCTGCTTAAAATTCTTGAAAAGTTCATCCACACCCAGCCAATTGAGTGCTTTACCGATCCACTCGCCAGCAGCCTTACCGACTCCCGTGAAATCGTGATCGGTAAATGCAAGCGCGAGGGCACCGGCAATCAGTCCAACGATACCAGCGATCACGGGGTGCTTCACAATATGTCCACCCAGCGAACCCAGTGCGGCGGTGATCTTCGTGCTGAGCGTTTTGGGGAGCCATTTAAAATCGGCATTTTTAAGGAAGTTGCCCAGACCAGTGATTCCAGTCGTCAGTTCCTTGGAAATTTTCCAAAGTCCAAAAGCGGTACCGATGGCACCGACGGTGAGCATAATTTTTCCTAGCTTGGTATCAAACAGATCGGCCCAGGAAGTGATCTCCCCGGTCAGACCGAGCCATTCCTTCATTTTTTCCACGATTTCGTTGACCCGATTCTCTGCCAGACCATCCAGGAAGTCATAGGTAGGCAGTTCGAAGTCAAATCCGGCTCCAACGAAAGAGGTACCGGAACCGCTGCTGGAACCGGTGGGAGGAGAAATGACATTCAGCTCGTCGATGCCAAGCATCGCGCTCTTGAATTCCTTTGCACTCTTGGCGGCTTCATCATACGCATCCGCGATACCCTCCGCACCGCTGGTAAGTCCGTCGGTGGAATATTCTTTATCGGAGAACGCTTCCACGCCAAAGAGCTGCCCGATCGCATTGGCGACATATCGAATGACCTTTGCCACCGCAATGGCATAGGGGATAATGGCATTCAGAGCGGGGAGGAAGAGATTGCCGATCTCACGAGCCGCCATGCTCAGCTGCGACCGGAATACGCGGAGCTGGTTAGCCGGGTCATTCAGGGTTCGGGCCATATCGCCCTGCGCCTTGGTGACCTGAGTCATAATGGCGTAATAGCGAAGTTCAGCTTTTTCCGCCTGTGTCATACTGCTTACACTCTTGTCAATACCCAAACTGAGTGCCACGGCCTCCAGTTTTGCATTGGAAAGATCGTAACCGAGTCTACGCAGTGGCTCCAGCTCGCCGGAAATACCGGACTGTAACTTCGTCATGGCATCCTCGTAAGTGATGTTGAAGAAAGACGACAAGTCATATCCAAGCTGCGTCAGGTTCTGACTCATGGTATATGCTCTGTCATTCACAACACCAAAGCCGGTTGCCAAGCTCATGAAGACCGCCTGATTCCGCATCCATTCACCGGGGTCGATACCCATGAGGTTTTCAACGGTGTTGGCGTATTCGCTGGCTTCCTCTGCATACTGTCCCATGCTCACGTTGAACAAATTCATGTTCTCGATGTACTGGTTGGACAGATTGATCCAGTTGCCGATGGTGCTCACACCTCGTTTCATACCGACGTATGCAAGGCTCACCTTACCGGCAAGATTGGCGTAAGAAAGCGCGGCCTTTCGGTTGGATGTGGGAATCTGATCTGTGGAATTAAGCAGCTTCCGAAGGTTGGAAGCATTCAGATTGATCTTACCCACGGAGGACAGCGAGGTTAAGGAACTCGCAAGGCTGTCCAGCTTTCGGAAATCAGCATCATCCAGTCCTCTGATTGCCGTACCCAGATTCGAAATCTGATTGGCGATGGAAGAAGACAGCTTAAATTTACCCAACTTGGACAGTGCCTCCAGGGCGGTTGCCAATCCACTCAGATTGGTGACTTTTGAGGCATCCATACCGTCCAACGCGGTATTCATCGCGCTCAACTGATTTGCGACGGCTCTCAGACCGCAGCCGCCTTTGGTTGCAATTTTAAGGTTGCTGAGGGATGCTTCCAGGGCATCCAGCGACTGTACTGCACTTTGGGACGAGCCAATGACCTCAATCTCCAAAGTTTCAATCGTATCGGACATAGACTCACATCCTGTCTAAGGTTTGATAAAACGCTGATTGAACGTTTCCATGAAGGTTTCCATATATTTCTTACCAGACTCGGAGTTGCGCTTCTCTTTGACCTGTTCCTGCTCCGCTTGCTGCTTTCTGTCGATGGCATAAGGAGCGTCGGGATAGGGATGAGCTTTGGTACCCTTCTTCGCCAGATCGTGGAAAAGAGGTGCCGCGCAGCACAGGGCGTTGTAAATATACATACCCTGCCACCACTGATCCTCGTTCACACGCTGCCGTCTCAGCTTATCCGCTTTCCGATAGGCACCGGCAATCTGAGGATCCCCGTTCCAGTAGAGGTCGTAGGTCATACCGATCGCCAGGTAATATGGAAATTGTTCATGAAATTGTTCACTGTAACTTTTAAGGGGAGCAGAGCGACCGGAACGCTCGCCCCCCTCATTTTCGGACAACAAGTCAGTTACCAGCTGGTTGTCCAGCTCAGGTTTCCCTCGGACTCCTCCGGTTCCTCCATCAGAGTCATAATGGGTTCGTTGTACATATCGACCAGCTTGCTGATCAGCTCGCCCTTGTTGCTCATCTTCGCATAAATTGCATCGATGACATCAGGTTTGGTAAACCGGTGATTTGCCAGGAAAGCACCCGCAAACAGCGCGGGGAGGGTAGACATAGGCTTGATCTTCACTTCTTCAGCGATGAAACCCTGTCGTTCCATCATTTCCACGGTCTTCCGGGTGTATTCGAGGGTGTATTCACGACCCTCATAATTAAAACGCAGCTGCTTGCTCATGCTTCAGTTCCTCCTTCTCAGGACGCAGCGTCCAGCTCAATGGGAGTGGAAGGTGCGATATTGATGTTCATGCCGACGACCTCGTTGACACCGCCGCCGACAGGGTAGACAACCAGCTTACCCTTGAATTTGAACTTACCGTGCTCGCCGGTGGGAGTCAGGGTGCTGGCTTCGCCGGAACCGCCGAACCAGACAGCGTAATACTTCTCCTGATCCGCCAGGGCCTTCAGCTTCTGAAAATCCTCCAGAGTGTAGTTAGACTCAAATTCCAGTGCATCGGAGCTCTGAACACCCGGAATGTAGGTCTGCATCGGGTCACTCAAGGTGGTCGTCTCCAGCATTTCGGGGGAACCGCCGAGGTTCGGAAATCTCTTGATGTCAACCAGCTTGTCATACTTGCTACCGTCTTCGCTGACCATCAGGAAGACCTTGTAGGTACTAATTGCCACGGTTATTACCTCCTGTAAATAATTTCATCACGGGATACGACGGCCCTGTATCTGGCAACCATACGATAGATGGTCGCATCGTTCATATCGGGCACGGGATTGAGCACAATCCGGGTAAACCCCAGAGCCGCCATAACCTCATCGATCAGAGCAATGATTGCCTTGCATTCGGCTTTCTTGCCCTTGGTTAAATTGGAATAGACATTGACTTCGTAAGTCACACTTACATGATTTTCCACGCTCTCGGTGGTGCGGCTGGATTCGTAGGGGAGGTTGTCCATTTCCACGATGGAGACAGCCGGGAAAGCGGGAGGTGTTTTCACATACTCACCGCTGACAAAGGCATCGGGATAATGCTCCCATACGGGCGCGGCGGCTCTTGTGAATATCTGATTCTCAATGTCGATCATCGCCCGAAAACCTCCTTTGCGATCTGCAAGCACTCTTGTTCAAGGGTGCGAGCAGTGTTGTACATGAAAGGTCTGCTTTCCATACCCTTCGTCCAATGCCATTTCTGGTCATTGTCGTTGAAATACATCCAGCCTTTCTCTCCGTGGTTGTTGGCATCGTA